TGACACACCCGCAGGTGCTGGATCATGTCGCGGACTGGCAGCAGATTCGTGACTGTTCACGGGGCGAGCGCATTATCAAGCAGAAGGGTACCGAATATCTCCGCGCGCTCGATGAAATGAGCCCGGCCGAATACGACGCCTATCTCGATCGCGCCGTCTTCTTCAACATGACCGGCCGCACCATCAACGCGCTGACCGGCATCGTTTTCAATCGATCCCCGCAGGTCACCGGCATTCCCAAGAAGCTGGAAAGCGCCTTCCGCCTGCCGACGCGCAACAACATTTCCTTTGACGCCTTCCTCAAGAAGGTCTGCCGCGAGCTCGTGACGCTCGGCCGCTATGGCGTTCTGGTCGATCTCGACACCGACGCCAAGGTCAACGCCGTTCCCTATTTCGTCGGCTTCGCCGCTGAACACATCCTTGATTGGCAAGAGATCGTCATCGACGGCCGACTGGTTCCGTCCGAGATCGTCGTTCGCGAAATGCGAGAGATCAGAGGATCGTTCGGCACCGGCAAGAAGACCCTGACGGTCTATCGCCGTCTCGTGCTGGAGTGGTCGGCGCAGCGGAATGATTTCGTCTACGTCCAATACATCTATGAAACCGAAGGAGTGACACTCGATGTTGAAACAATTGTTCCTAATCGAGTTGTCCCTACTCGCAACGGCGTTCCATTCAACCGCATCCCATTTGTATTTCTGGGAGCTATCGACAATACACCGGACATCGACCGTTCCCCACTGGCAGACATTGCGGCGCTGAACATCGCCCACTATCGCTCCTACGCTCAGTTGGAGCACAGCCGTTTCTACACAGCTATGCCGATCTTCTACGCGCAGGTTCCGACCGGCAATGCGGAGCGCACCTACCGGGTTGGCTCCTCCGTCGTCTGGGAAGTCGCGCCGGGCGAGCGTCCGGGCATTCTGGAAATGAACGGCCACGGTCTGAACGGTCTGATCGACGCCTGCGAACAGAAGGAAGACCAGATTTCCGCGCTCGGCGGACGCCTGATGTCCAACCAGTCCCGTTCGACGGCCGAAAGCGACAATGCTCTCAAATTGAAAGAGGGCAACGAGCGGAGCATTCTCCTCAACATCGTCTTCTCGGTGTCCGAAGGCATGACCGAAATCCTGCGCAAGTGGGTCTGGTGGGCTGGCGTGGACAAGGTCGATGATGTCGAAATCGAGCTCAACAAGGAATTCCTGACAGACACGCTGGGTGCTCGTGAACTGCGAGCCGTCTATGCCATGTATCTCGATGGCGTCGTGCCGCTCACCGTCCTGCACCACTACCTCCAGAAGGCGGAAGTCATTCCGGACTGGATGGATGTCGATACCTTCAAGAGCCTGCTGGACGACGAGTCCGAGTTCAAGAACCAGCCGGATGTCATTGCCTCCATGAAGGGCTACGCCACCGCCAAGGATCGGACAGACGCGCGCCTCACCCGCCGCGAGCTCCGCACTTCCGAGAAGCTGGCTGAACAGTCCGTGGAAACCTCCAAGACTCAGGCCGAACTCACCCGCGAACGTCTCGAATTCGACGCCGCAGAGGCTGAGAAGGAGCGCCAGCACGCAGAGCGCGAAGCGGAGAAGGATCGCAAGCTGGAAAAAGAGAAGGCTGATAAGGCCGCTGCTGCTGCCAAGGAAGCCGCCAAGGCGGCTGCGAAGGCCAAGCCTGCCGCTGCACCGGCTCCACGCCGACCGGGAGGTAACGGTGCTCGCTAAGATCGGCAACGCTCTCGAATGGCTTCTGGTCGCCGCCTGTATCGGCGTCATCCTCGGATTGGAAGCACTCCAGCGTTGGCGGGAACGTCGCCAGAGCGCCAAGTGGAGAAATGAGAAGTGAGCTCGAAGCGTAAGACTTTCAATCCCTTGGTCCTTGATCCGGATGACTATGAGAAGTTGTTCGATGAAGAGTTTGGACCGATCGAGAAACTGGACGAGAGCGACGACGAGTTCGACTATCTGTCCTATGGGAGTCGTCGGCGCAAACCTAAAATCAGTACAGAGTTTTGAGCCGCTGTCAAGAATATCTTGACAGTTTAGCGAGTAATCTTTTATTATTCCAACATTCGAGGCAAGCCATTTGCGAGGCGCAGATGGGTTGGCCTTCAAATCCCGACAATATCAACTGAAAGGACACGGGGTGTCTCATGCCTGAACTTTATTTTGACTCGCTCGATCAGCTTCCGGAGGGCCTCCGCGAAGGTGCCAAGACAAACGATGCCGGTAAGGTCGCCGTAAAGGTCGTCTTGCAGGACAAGCTCGATGAATTCCGGGACACGAATATCCGGGTCTCCAAGGAACGCGATGATTACGCCGTCGCTCTTGGAAAGGCCAAGGAACTTCTCGGAACAGATGATTTCGACGCCGCCGCCCAGCAGCTTGCTGGCCTGCGCGACACGGCCAAGAAGGTCGCCGATGGCGCTCTGGTCGAGAACAAGGGTCTTGAAGAAGCCCTGACGGAGCGCACTGCAAAGATGCGCGAGGAAATGCAGGCCGAAATTCAGCGTCAGGCTCAGGAAGCCAAAGCATGGCGCGACAAATACGGTCAGACCGATACGAAACTGCGCCAGACCTACATCGACCGTGCGATCACGGATGTGGTTCTGGATGAAACCTCCGGGGTTCATCCCAAGGCGCTCGGCGACATTCTCGGTCGTGCCTATAGCACTTTCGAGGTCGGCGATGACGGACGACTGACGGCCAAGCGCGGCGACGCGGTTCTTTATGGATCGGACGGCGCGACACCGATGGCCCCGAAGGAATGGATTGCCACTCTGCGTGATGAGGCTCCGTACTTCTTCAAGGGCTCCAACGGTGGCGGTTCATCCGGTTCGGATGGCCAGACAGCCTACGGAATGACGACAGCGGAGATTTCCAAGCTGTCGCCGGAACAGCGGTTGGCGATTGCCAACGGCGAGTACAAGCCGGGGCATCGTTAAGCCCTCTGGTCACGGCCGGGTTAGCCCGGCCGACTATTTTGCCCGCAGCACCACGGGGTGGAGCGAGGGCGGTCCGTAAGACCGAAAGGTTGAATTGGCCAAACCCGCTCCGGAAGGACTGACCGGAGCTTCGCAAAAGCGATCAGTCTCGAAATTGGCATCAAAGGAGAGTTCCCATGCCTCTTACCCTGTTGGAAGCATCCAAGCTCGTTTCGGGCGAAGTGAAGCGTTCTGCTATCATCGAAATGTTTCCGCGCAACTCGGACCTGCTGGCTGCTATGCAGTTCATCAACGTCACGGGCGGCGCATATGTCTACAACCGTGAAGGTAAGCTGCCGGGCGTCGCGTTCCGTGGCTTCAACGAAGGTTACACCGAGTCGCTCGGCGTGATCAACCCGGAAGCCGAAGTTCTGCGTATCGTCGGTGGCGAGCTCGACGTTGACACGGCTATCATCAAGACCCGTGGCGAAGGCGTTCGTTCCTCGCAGGAAGCGATGAAGGTCAAGGCGAAGACTCTTTACCTCGCCGACCGTATCGTCAACGGCGACTCCGAAACCGACCCGCGCGAATTCGACGGCCTGCGCAAGCGCATCGTCGGCAAGCAGCTTTTCGCTGGTAACGGCTCCGGCACTGCTGGTTCCGGCACCTCCGGTCCGCTGTCCATCGACATTCTCGATGAGGCGATCGATGAGACGGATTCCCCGACGCATCTGGTGATGTCGAAGGCCCTGCGCCGTCGTCTGACCCGTGCGGCGAAGAATACGACCATCGCTGGCGAAATCACCTACACCACCGACTCGTTCGGTCGTCAGGTGACGATGTATAACGACCTGCCGATCCTCCTTCCGGATGTGAACGATCAGGGCAAGCGCATCATCGACTTCAACGAAGTTGGTCCGGGCGGCACTGCCAACACCGCATCGATCTACGTTGTCTCGCTCGGCGACGGCAAGATCGTCGGTCTCCAGAACGGCATCATGGAAGTCCGTGATCTCGGTGAACTGGAAAGCAAGCCCGCCTACCGTACCCGCGTCGAGTGGATCATCGGTATGGCTGTCCTGCATGGCCGCGCCGCTTCCCGCTTGCAGGGTATCACCAACGCTGCTTTCGTGGCCTAACGGAATTGATGGGGAGGGTTTTCCCTCCCCTATCACCTTCCCAACTGGAAAAGGACCAGTCAAATGAACTCTGTAAACCGTTTTGTGCCTGACGCAGCTTACCGCATCCGTGCGGCCGACGCTGCTGCTCTTACGGCCGACGCTGTGATCTCGGCAGGCGAACTCGTCTCCCCGATCGGCGCACCGTGGAACGATGCCGTCAAGGACGGCAAGGTCGTTGTCTTCATGCAGGGCACCGCCATCGTCGCCACCGGCACGTACACTGTCTCGATCGTCACGTCGGCGAACGAAGACCTCTCCTCGGCCCAGACCCACCAGTCGCTGGTGATCGATCCGGCCGTTGCCACCTCCAAGTGGCTCGAAATGCTTGTCGATCAGGTCTCGCTCCTCAAGGCAGACCCGGACGCCAAGTATTGGGGCATCGCCCTTGACATCGGTGGCACCACGCCGTCGATCAAGGTTGAAGCCTACGTGCTGCCGCCTGTCGGCCACTAAGCCTCCCCTTACAAGCCGGGGACCTTTGGGTCCCCGGTTTCGTATCTGACTCCTGATCCCGAATAGAAGGAACCACCCGATGTCCAAGTTTTACGTCCGCGAAAAGGCCAACCCATCCAACGTGATCGCCTGTGATTGGCAGAACGCGTTCGAACTCGTGAATCATGGGTTCTGGGAATGGCCGACCGGCAACGGCAAGAAAGAATTTCTGGCGGCTCAGAAGCTGGCCCGCAATGCTCCGGCTCCCGAAGGTTTCGATCGCTCGGTCGATCTCGATGACGCTCCGGACGACGATGACGACGTGATCCCGGCCTTTGTTCCGGTCACGCCGCCTGCCCCGCCTGCTCCGACCGTCGAGCAGATCGCGGCAACCAAGGTCGATACCAGCGAGAAGCTGGAAGACATGACCCGCGAAGAGCTCTTCGCCGTCACCGAAAAGATGGGTCTCACCATCGACAGACGCACGGGCACCAAGAACCTGCTCAACGCGATCAAGGCAGCGCAGGAGGCTGAATAAATGGACCTCTACCGCGCCGTCTATGACCAGAATGGTCAGATGTTTGAAGTGGCACCGGAACGTGCCGCCGATCTCGTCCTGAACAAGGGCTGGTCGAATACCGCACCAAAAAAGGCCAGCAAGAAGGGCAAAGCCCCGGCTGTCGTAAAAGACGAACCCGCTCCTACCGCAGACACGGAGGCTCATGAAGGCGTCTTCCTCAAGGAAGATTCGCCCAACGAAAGTGGTTGATTGCGATGTCCTTTTTCAGACCCTCGTTTGAAAACTTTGGCGAGACTCTCCGCACGGTGAGTCTCGTTATTGGTTTGTTGGTCACGTCGTTGACAGGTGTCGGCTATGCCTACACGCTGATCTCCGAGACCAAGGCTTTGGCCGTCGAGGTGAACAGTCTCAACTCTCGCCTTGGCGCGATCGAGTCCGAGAAGCCCATCGTGGCTGTCAACCGTAAACGTCTCGATAATGTTGAAAAAGGTGTGGAAAAACTCGACGGCAAGGTCGATAGCATCCTCACTTTCCTCGCCGATTTCCGCGCCGAAGTGGCACGGGGCAATCGTTAATTGTTTCTAACTTGTTGTTGCATCGCCTACGCCATTCGAAGTAGTTTCGGGCATCAAATAACGGCGAATGCCAAACAACAGGATCAGCGGGATTATGCAGACAGCACGTAAAGTTACCTCCTCTGAAAGTTTCGAATTCATCGAAGAATCGGTGTTCGCTTATATGACAAGCCTCAAGGACCGTCTGGAGGCTCTGTCCCTCTCGCCGATCACAAATGAGGCGGAAATCCGGGCCGTCAAGGCGGCACTGGATAAATTGATTATCGACATGCAGGCTCTCTCCAACTCCCTCACGGAAGGAACCAGCAGTGACAACATCCACGGATATCTTCGAGACAACGTCGTCCTCGAAAAAGGCTATGGAACGACAGCAGCGTAAGCTCGCCAAGGAAGCCAGTCGGCCGACCGTTCTCAAGCCCCGATCCGAAAAGCAGGCCGAACTCATCCGGCTCCTCGAAAAGCACGCCGTCGTTTTTGCTGTAGGCTCTGCCGGTGCGGGTAAGACTTATGTACCCGCACGGTACGCTCTCCAGAAGGTGATGGCCAAGCAGATCGATCGGATCGTTCTCGCACGGCCGACAGCCGCACCGACACGTCACAAGCAGGGGTTCCTTCCGGGCACCGACGAACAGAAGATGAAGCCGTGGCTGGTTCCTTTCTTCGACGCCTTCCGCGACGGTGCGCTGCCTTCCGAACTGGAAAAGCTCCAGAACGAGAAGCGGATCGAGAACATGCCGTTCGAGCGTATGCGTGGACGCACCATTCGAAATGCCGTGTGCATTCTCGATGAAGCGCAGAACTGCACGTTCGAGGACTTGGAACTGTTCCTCACCCGTATCGGTGAAGATGCTCAGTTCGTGATCTGTGGTGACGTGGATCAGGATCAGGACCTCGGTCATGATCAGTCCGGACTTGCCGCCATCATCCAGATGGTTATCGATCAGGGGATCGATGTCGGTCTGGTGATCTTCGATGAGAACGATGTTGTCCGTTCCGTCGAAGCGGCCAAGTGGGTGAAAGCCTTCAAGTCACATCGGCAGACCAAGGGGATCAAGTTCCTTCAAGCTGCTTGAGCCAAATGTCAAGTAAAAATTGACGCAGGCCCGCATTGAATTTACAATGCGGGCCTGCTTCTTTTATTCAGGGGAAATTCTATGGCCTTCACATTCATCGTTGAAGACGGGACGATCGTCGCGAACGCGAACTCGTATGTCTCCGTTGAAGAGGCCGACGACACGCTGGAGATCGATTTCCGGTTGAACGGCATCTGGTCTGAATTCGATCAGGCGACCAAGGAATTGAAGCTGGCGCAGGCGACGCGTTATCTCGATGACAATTACCAGTGGTTCGGTCGCCGTACCGAACCGTCCGTCCAGCCGCTCAAATGGCCGCGCTGTGGCATGAGGGATTGCGAAGGCAATTGCATCGGCCCGAATGTCATGCCAAGCGAATTGAAGCGCGCCACCGCCCAGCTTGCGGTCTGGCTGCACTCCAACGACGGCAACGAGACCATGGAGGCGCAGGGCGTCAAGCGGTTCCGCTCGGAAGAAATGGAAATCGAATGGCAGGAAGGCTATTGGGGCCGCTCGGCTCCGGAATTCCTGTCACGCCTGTTGATCTGCTTTGGCTGGGGACCGAATGATCGCGGCTTCAAGCCGATCTTGAGGAAGTGATATGGTAGGTTCTCTCGCACGCACCTTGATGAAGAAGGCGATCCGCTTTGCCGGTGATGGGGCCAAGTCCGTCACCGTGTCTCTGCTTGCGTCGTCCGAATACGATCCGGAAACCGGCGAGTTCGTCACCATCAACAATGACTTCACGATCGGCCCGGCGTTGATGGGTCAGGTCACCGAGTCCGAGAGCGTCAAATATCGCCTGACGACCACCACGCATAAAGCGACGGTGGCAATGCTGGATTATGAGGCGAACGGTTCGCCGACCTTGCCGGAATCGAGCGATCGCATCCTGATCGACAGCAAGCCGTGGTTGATCGATAAGGTCCGCTTCGGCTCGATGAACCAGAGCATCACTTTCTATATTTGCGAGGCCTGATGCCCTACACCTCAAACATCGATCAGGTCATCGCCCGGATGCAGCACATCCCTCGGAAGATCGACGCCAAGGTGGCGCGGATCATCCGGCAGTTGGTGATGACCATCGACATCAGTGTCCACGAGAAAACACCGGTTTGGTCGGGACTGGCCATCCGTAATATGATCTGGACGATGAACAAGCCAAACACGCACGAATTCGAAGAGATCAAGATCGGGACCGTCGAGGGTGAAGGACGCCGCGACGCGAATGCCGCCGCCGCTCGCCAGACCCGCGACGAGGTGTTGAAGTTCAAGAAGCCTTATGGCGTCTGGTATCTCTCGAATGCGTCGAAGCACATCTTTGATCTGGAAGCAGGAAAGCTTCCGACGCCGGATCGCTCGCGCGTTCCACCGGGCGGTATGTTCGGCCTGACCTATGCACAGGTCAAGAATGGAGTAGGGGCCTGATATGGTTGATTTCACCGACGAGTTCCAGCGTCTGATCGAGTCCCGGTTCAAGTCTGAATTCGGCATCATGTATCCGGACATTCCGGTCCAGTTCGACAACGGTCCGTGGAAGCAGCCGGAAGATGGTCCGTGGGCTGCATTCACCTTCCGCCAGAACCCGGCCGTACAGAAGACGATGGGACGAAAATTCCTCGTCCGCACCACCGGCTTCATCCAGATCGACATCAATGTCCCGTCCGAGACCGGTACCAAGAAGGGCCGCAAGATCGCTGATGCAGCAGCCGACATCTTCGCCTATCAGAAATTCAAGGGACCGAATGTCACGATCTCGTGCGACGAGAAGCATGTCGATGCCGCGCAGTCGGCCGGAGCCTTCTATCGGATCATGGCCCGCGTGTTCTTCTATTACAATGGCGAGCGCCTGCGAATTTCTGTTCAGTCGATCTCGTAATCTCTCATTTTGAGCCATTGTCAAGTATTTCTTGACGCTAATCCAGTGATCGCATACCATTCTTGCATTGAGCAGGATGGGTGGGACCCGTCCGTATGATCCCACACAATCCAGTTCAAGGAGAAGCCTATTATGGCTGGAAATTTCGCCGATTCCAATCGCGCGAGCCTTCGCTATCTCTTGGAAGATGCCAACGCTTGGGGCGTAACGCCCGCGACTGGCGCTCCTCGTGAAATGCGAATCACAGGCTCGCAGCTTGCCGCCCAGAAGGAAACCGTGACCTCGGACGAGCTTCGCTCTGACCGCATGGTCTCCAACATCGTTGAAGTCGGTGCTTCCGCAGAAGGCGAAATCAACTTCGAATTCTCCGCAGGCGCGATCGATGACTTCCTCGCTGCCTTCCTTTACGGTCTGTGGTCCCGTCCGATGTCCTTCGACATCTTCAAGGGCAAGCATGTCGCCATCACTGGCGCTGCTGAAATCACCATCGCCGATACCGGTATTCACTACTTCACCGTTGGCCGCATTGTCAAGCTCGAAGGTTGGGCGAATGCTGCGAACAACACCTATGCCACGATCTCGGCTGTTGTTGCCGCTGGAGCGAACGCTGTCATCACCGTAACCGGTGCTGCGCTGACCGCCGAAGTCGGTTCCGACTACTCCGCCCTGCTCGATGCAAACGACGTACTGGTCCAGTCCACGGCGATCCGTTTCGGCACCGCTGGCGCTGCAACCATCGACTCCAACGGCGGCGACGTATTCGCTTCGGCAGTTGCTGCCGGTCAGATCGTTGTCGGCCAGAAGCTTCACATCGACGGTCTCGGCCGTGAGAGCGGTACGCTGACCTTCACGGGTGTTCCGACTGCTGGCGCGCGTGTGATGATCTCCGATGGCGAAAAGCGCAAGGGCTTCCAGTTCGGCGGCGTGATCCTTCCGGGTTATGTTGCGGTTGAACCGGGCGCGTCGGCAACGACTGCTGCTGCTGCACTGGCTGCTGCAATCATGCTCGAAACCAATCGCGGTAACCTCAAGATCAAGGCGACCAACGCCCTCGGCGTCCTGACTCTGGTCAACGTTGCCGACGAGCTCGGCGGCACGATCGTTGAGGAAGAAGACGGCGGCAACGTCATCGCCGTTGTTGACTTCGCAGGTGGCGACGCCTCCCTGCGCGGTGTCGTTACGGTGACTTCGGTCTCCGACGATGTGATCGGCATTTCCCCGGCTCCGGCAACGGAAGCCAACGCAGGAACCGCCAAGGTCATCATCAAGGGTTCGATGATCCGCAACCCGTCGCGCGTGCAGGACTTTGTCCGCCAGTCGTTCACGGTTGAAACCTCGTTCGAAGACGTTGATCGTCATTTCGTTGCGACCGGCCTCCGCGTTGGTCAGTTCGATCTGGAAATCAACTCCGGCGAAATCTCCACCGGTTCGATCCAGATGATGGGCCGCGCCATGGAGCGTCGCCTGTCGAACACGTCGCTGCTCCGTAATGGTCCGTACACGCCGAAAGATGCACCGTCGCACGAAATCATGAATGCGACCTCGAACGTCGGCGAGCTTTCGCTGGACGGACGTTCGGACCTCGCATTTATCCAGTCGATCTCGCTTTCCGGTGACGCATCCCTGCGTGAGCAGCGCGCTGTCGGTCACAAGTATGCCGTTGGTATCGGTGTCGGTCGCTTCCAGTTGACCGGTTCGTTCTCGGCCTACTTCGAAACCGGCGAGCTCTTCGACAAGTTCGTCAACCACGACACGATCCGCCTGTCGTTCTTCTACTCGGACCTTGCTTCGAACCGCTACGATTTCACGATCCCGGCGATCAAGCTGACCTCCGATCCGGTCGCACCGGAAGGCATCGATCAGGACGTGATCGAGAACATCGAATGGGAAGCCCAGCGTGATCCTGCCACCAAGTGCATGATGCAAGTGGACCGCTTCTCCAGCACCTTGGGCTTCATGGCCTAACGAAAAGTGTCAAGGGAATCTTAACATTCCCTTGACAACCATCCCGACTGGTAACAGGCGCAAGTTTGCGCGCGCAACGGTGAGCAGGTTGTCGGGGCCTGCTCACCACCCTTCTCCCGAAACCCGAATAGGAATATCTGAAATGGCAAAGTTCTCCGACATCTACGCACACGACAAGACCGCAGCCGAAGAAGGCGTCTGGACCGATATCGGTCACGGCATCAAGGTCAAGGTACGCTCCTTCGATTCCGCCCACACACGCGCGCTGCGCACCAAGTTGCAGGAGCCCTTCAAGGCGATCCTGCGTCAGGGCAAGGAACTGCCGGAAGAGGACTCGACCGAGATCAACATCAAGCTGATCGCCGGTTCTTCCATCCTCGACTGGAACCTCGAAGACGACAACGGCAAGATCACCTTCTCGGTGGACACCGCCGAACGCCTCCTGCGCGACGAACCGCGCTTCGCCCGTGACGTGATCGCCGTGCTGATGGCCGACGAAACGTTCAAGAAGCGCAACCGCGAGGAAGACGCAAAAAACTACTAAGCTGGCTCTCGACGCAGTTCGATACGCCAGCCGCAGTGAAGACAGAGGCGAAGGAGAAAAACCGCTCCTTCGCCTTGGAAATGCAGAACAAGCTTCGAAAAAGGCGCGGCCAGCCGCTCCTTGAAGTTGTCGCAGAACCGGAAGCCGAAGAGACCATCGTCGGCCTTCCGGCCCACCTTCTCTGGATTTGGGAAAGCTTCGCGATCCTGTCCAGAACCAGACTGGTCAATGAGACCGGCCCCCAGCCGATCACAGTCCTCGAACTCGATTCCTATTGCAGCCTTGAAGGCTTCTGGAGCGAGTGGGAGCGACGGGAACTCCTCCACCACATCACCCTCCTCGACATCGAGTGGCTCAAGGTCACCCACGCCAACCTCAACAAGTCGCGTGAGGATGCGCGGAAGAAGGCGGAGAAGGACGCGAAAAACAAAGGCAACAAGGGACGACGTTAATGGCCGATGGCTACAACATTAAGATTGGACTTGACTCCCGCGCCGCAGAGCGCGGGGTTAAGTCCTTCACGTCCTCGCTTAATGCAAGCTTCAAGGCCCTCCGTGAATTCGATGCCAAGGCAACGAACGCTTTCAAGGCGCTCGATCAGTTCGGCAAGATGGATGTTTCGAACCTGAACCGTTCGATGCGTTCGGTCGGCGCTGCCGTCAACCAACTCAACAAGATCAAGATCAACAAGGCACTGGCGGGGAACCTCCAGACGATCGGCCGCGCCCTGTCCGGTATCCGGTTCAGCGGCAACGAAAGCCTCAAGAAGCTGCCGGAGGCCTTGAAGGCGCTGAACGCCATCAAGATCAATCCCAATGTCGTATCCTCCCTGAACGGCCTCAAGGCTGCGACCAAAGGCTTCTCCGGCCCGCCCAAGTCGCTCAGCGAGTGGCCGAAGAACCTGTCCAAGCTTGCGAGTGTCAAGATCAGCGGATCGCTGGCGACGAACCTGTCCGCCTTGAAAACTGCGATGCGTGGTTTCGTTGGTCCGTCGAAGTCGGCGATGAACCTCCCGACATTTCTCAAGCAGGTCTCGCAGTACCGGATCAGCCCGGCGCTGGCAACCAACCTGAACAATCTGAAACTGGCGATGACTGGCTTCTCCGGCCCATCCGCCCGTTCGGCTACCAATCTCGCCGCCCTCCTGACCGCCATGAAGGGCGCGAGTGCCAACCAGATCAACCAGATCGCAGCAGCCCTCCAGCGCCTCAACGGCATCCGGATCAACATCGGGGGTCTCGGCGGCGGTGGCCGTGGTGGTCTCGGCGGCGCGACCAACGGTGTCAACAACCTGACCAATGCCATGCGCGGGCTCGGATCGCAGACGGCGATCGTCAACCATGCGATGCACGCGTTTCAGGCGGCGCTCGGTGGACTGTCCTTGGTATCCTTCATCAAGGGCGTCTATGAGACCGGTAATGCTTATCAGTCGCTGGAACGTACACTCGGTGCGGTCGCTTCTTCGCAGGAAGAAGTTGATAATCATATGCAGTTCATCAACGATCTGACCAAGCGTATGCCGATCTCGATCGATGCGGCGGCAGTATCGTACAAGAAATTCGCAGTTGCTGCGCGCCTGTCTGGCATGTCTATCAAGGATACTCAGGGAGTATTCGGTGATTTTGCTACTGGCTTCTCTGCTATGGGTCTTTCCGTAGAATCGCAAAAGTACGCGTTCATTGCTTTGGAGCAAATGATCAGTAAAGGAGCGATTCAAATGGAAGAGCTCAAGACTCAGTTGGGTGACCACCTGCCGGGTGCCGTGCAAATTCTTGCTGATTCTTTGGATGTACCTGTCGCTAAACTGTTCAAGATGATTGAAGCAGGTGAAGTTACTTCCGATGCTCTCATAAAGATGGGTAAGCGCGTTCGCGAACAGTTCGAAGCTGCTTCCGCTGCTGCCAAGGCGTCGTCGCAGGGACAGTTCATCGAGCTCGGTAACGCATGGGATCGCTTCAAGAAGACCATCTTCAACAACGACTTTAACGCCGCGCTTGGCGCGATGGCTGGCCAGTTGGCTGCGATCTTCGACTCCCCTGATATGCAGAGTTTTGCTGCCGACATCGGACAGGCCTTCGGCCGTCTGTTCAAGGCGATCTCCGCCGTTGCCAATCTGCTTGCGAACAACCGAGAGACCGTTGTCACTTTCATGAAGGCGTTCGTCGGCTATTCGGCGATCGTCGCTGTGGCCGGTGCGCTACGCCTGTTGATCGCTCCGGCATTGATGCTGGGTCCGATCTTCTCGACGCTGACACTTGCGACTCGCGGTTTGGCCGCAGCCTTCATGTTCATGGCATCGGGACGCGCGCTGACAGCAATCAAAGCCTTCTTTAGCTTCTTCTCGAAGCGTATCATGTTCGCCGTTGCCGGTATTGCTGCACTCGGTGGGTCCATCTATTGGTTGGCCCAGCGCATGGACAAGCTGACCGGAACCGACCTCGCCGCAGGCATGGAAGGGTTGGGGAATACGGCACTCGACACCGCCAAGAGTGTTATCAGCGGACTGGCAGGTATCGGTGACAGTATCTTCAAGGAAATCAGCGATGGCATGGATGCCAGTGCTTCTGACTTCGACCGTCGTGCCAAGGAAATCGCCGATGCCAACCTGACTGTCGAAGAGGTCATGCGGAAGAATCACGAACGCGAAATGAAGCGTCAGGCGGAGCAGGCAACTGCCTTGAGTAACAAGGAAGCTGATCTGTGGAAGCAGATCAATCCGATCGGCGCGGCCAACGAGGAATACAAGACGCAACTCGCTTTGCTTGATGAGATCGCCAAGAAGCGTGGCCTGACCGGTGAACAGACAGCCACCTTCAAGAAGGTTCTCGACGCACAGACCCTTGATGACCGTAATCCTATGGGTGCCGCTGTTCGCGACATGCGTGAGGAACTGGCCGCAGCTTCGGCGAAGACCGCTGAACAGCGCGCCTTCAATGATGCCAAGAAGTTCGAGAACGACATGCTCAAGAAGGGTGTCGCACTCAACAAGGAACAGGTTCAGGTCGCTGAGGATTATTACAAGGCGATCGCCAAGATGAATGGCGAACTCGGTAACGGGTTCGAGCGCTGGTCCGCGACTGTCGGCGACTTCAACGACAATGTGCAGGAAGCTGTCAAGGATGGCATCGGTTCGCTGTCGAGCGAGATCGCTGCATTCGCCACAGGCGCGGAAGCCGACTTTGCCAAGCTGGGTCAATCGATCCTCCAGACCTTCGCCAAGATCGCCCTTGATGGAATGATCAAGGACGTGCTCGGTGCCATGGGTATGGATGGAGAGAAGAACGGTAAGAGTGCGGCTGACGCTGCCCTCGAAAAGCTCGCCGGTATGGGCGAGACGATCAACACCGCAATGACGAATGTCTACACCAGTGGTCTGACGATCAATGGCGAGACGCTCGATGGCGGACTGTCCCCGTTCACGCCGCAGCCGGTCATCCCGGTTGAACGCAAGGAGCTCCCACTTATTCCGGGAACCCGTGAAATGGTCGGCCCGTCCGCGCTTAACCCGCTCGATGCGTCGCAGCGCGACGGTATGACCAAGTTGCAGGATTCGGCGACCAAGGCCGTCAACGATGCTGTGACCAAGTCGCAGCCGCAGACCTTGACGCTCGATACGTCGAAGATGGATTATCTCGTTGGACCGTTGAACGAAAAGGGACAGTCCACGCTCGGTACGGTTGACCTCACGTCTCCGGTTCAGCAGCCGATGATCCAGCAGCCAATGCCTGCCATCGACACCACCACGACCGGTGCAGTGACGCCTAATCACGGTCAGTCCCTGAGTCTCCCGGCACCGGACGGTAACCGGGACTGGCTCAACCAGATGTACGCACGCGGACGTTCGGCAGGACTGCCGGACACACAGGCGCGCCTCATGGCGTCACAGGCTGCTCTTGAGTCCGGCTGGGGCAAGTCCGGCCTGACCAAGAAGGCCAACAACTTCTTCGGCATGAAGGCCGGAAAGTCGTGGACCGGCGATACGGTGACCATGCGGACTCGTGAAGAGGATCGCAACGGCAACTCGTACTATGAGAATGCAAAGTTCCGCAAGTACGGTTCGATGGAAGAAGGTCTCCTTGACAAGGAGCGCATGATGGCCCGTAACTGGCCGGATGCGATGAAGGCTAATTCGTTCAGCGAAGCGACCGAAGGTTTGAAGAACGGCCGGTTCGGTGCCTATGCGACGGACACGAAATACGCATCGAAGCTGCAAAGCATTAATGCCAAGATCGATCCGAACGCGTATCCGATCCCGCCGAAGGACATCCCGAACGTCGCTCAGACTCCGGCCGTCGATCCGATGGTTACGAGCTCGATCACCAAGGCCAATGCCGAACTGACCAAGACCGGCACGACGATGCAGCAGTTGGGTACCACGGTCCAGCAGACCGGCACAGCCGCGACTTCGACCTCGCAGCAGACCCAGATGGCTTCGCAGCAGAAGACGCTTGCCAGCCAGACTGAGGCCATGTCCAGCCAGCAGGCAGCAATGGGTATGCAGCAGGCAGGCCTCACCGCTCAGCAGGCCGGTCCGCAGTTCATGCAGGCTGGTGTCCAGATCGGTCAGGCAGGTCAGGCCGCACAGACCGCAGGAACCAATGCGGCAACCGCGCAGCCGGGTCTCGGTGGTTTCGGTTCCGGCATCCAGTCGCTGCTTGGACCGCTGTCCTCGGCCATTCCGGGTCTCGGCCAGTTTGGTGGCGCGATCATGAGCCTGTTGTCGTCGCTCGGCGGAGGCGGCGGAGCCATGGGCCTGTTCTCGGAAGGTGGTCTGTCCACCCAGCCGGTCCAGACCATGAAAATCCCGCACTTCTCGGAAGGAACTGCAAACACTTCCGGTGGTATGCCTGCCGTTCTGCATCCGAACGAAGCGGTCATCCCGCTGTCGCGCGGACGCAAAATCCCGGTCGAAATGCCGGACGATTCTCGCTCCGGCCGTCAAGATAACCTTGACAACGGCGGCGGCGGTGGTATGAACGCACGACCGGTCGTTAACTTTAACATCACGACTCCCGATCCGAACGCGTTCCGCAAGTCGAAGCGCCTCCTCCAGATGGAAGCGGCGTCCGTGGCCCAGCGAACTCAACAGAGACAGTAACCATGGCATTTCACGATATCCAGTTTCCGGAAGAAATCTCCTACGGTTCTCGTGGCGGACCCAAATTCAAGACAACCATCTTGGGTTTGGCGTCCGGCTATGAGCGACGGAATCAGGATTGGGAGCTCGTAAAATCCGAGTATGATGTGTCTCACGGTATCAAAGAGCCGGAACAGATGGTTGAACTGCGCGACTTCTTCTACGGTCGGCGCGGATCGGCCCACTCGTTCCGGTTCAAGGATTGGGGCGACTATGTGATCGGCGGACAGGTGATTGGCCATGGCGACGGTGTCAACCGCGTCTTCCAGATCGTCAAGAGCTACGAGATCGGCGGACCCAACCAGTACGACCGCATCATCACCAAACCTGTTCAGGGATCGCTCCTCAGTCTGTTGGTCGATGATGTCGTCAGTGTCGAGGGCGTGGATTTCACCATCGATTACTCCACGGGCATCGTGACCTTCGCGATCGACAAGGCTCCGGCGAATGCTGCCGCCGTCCTGATCACCGAGATTGAGTTCGACGTTCACGCCCGCTTCGATACCGACCATTTCGATCCGGAACACGACTTCTTCAACATCCAAAGCTGGCAGTCGATCCCTGTCGTAGAAGTCAAGGGTGCCGTATGAAGACGATTTCACCGGAGTTCAAGGAACACCTCGCACTTGGCGCGACGACGACGGCGACATGCTGGCGCATCGAGCGTCAGGACAAGCGCGTCTTCACCTACACCGAGCACGACAAGGACATCATCTTCAATGGTGAGACCTATTCGGCGATGGGTGGTTTCAACAAGACCGCGTTGAAATCCTCCGGCTCCTTCTCCGTCGATAATATGGAAGTCACCGGTTACCTGACAGACGACACGATCCCGGAAAGCGAATTGCGCAACGGCGCATTCGACTACGCGGAAGTCGAAGTGTTTCTGGTCAACTACATGGACCTGTCGATGGGTTCGGTGAAGCTGCGTTATGGCTTCTTCGGTGAAGTCTCGACGGTTCCGTCCGGCGCGTTTCTGGTCGAGCTCCGGGGCCTGATTGACATGCTGACTACCAAGATCGGTAATGTCTATCTGCCGGAATGCCGTCTCGATGTCGGCGACAAGAAGTGCAAGATCAAACTGATCCCGGACCCGCGCCGCAACACCCGCACCTATGCGGTCGGCGATCGTATCATCGTCGGCACCGCAGCGCCGGAAGGATTTGTTCCGGAATTCGCGCTGGACAATTTCTCCGACGAGGATGCCGACCTGTTTGTCACCGGAATTGTGGATCAGGTACAGGCCAACCTTTACATGGAGCCTGTCGATGGCGATCACTACCTCGAATTCGAAACGAACGGAAGCTCTCGGTTCTTCGACCTTCTGACGGAGACATCGCTGACGGCCGAAATGATCGACAGCGGATTGTACTCGATCGATGCGTCCTTCTATGTCACCGGCCGCGAACACGGCAACGGCGGCAAGGTCACATTGTGGGGATGCAGCGCGTCGAATACCACGGTCCTGACTTCCGACTCGTATGGTGCGACCCTGTTCCCGACGAGAAACTGGCAGAAGCACGACCTGCATCTGACCCTGAAACCCGGCACGCGCCGCCTGCGCTGGACCGTGGAAGTAGGTCTGGTGGATGACTTTTCGATCACCCGACTGGCAGTAGATGGACTGGAAGTCCGGGTCAAGCAAGCGCCGATCGACGGGTCGGATTTCCGCATCTATGGCGGCGTCGAGTATGAATGCATCACGGCCGGAGAAACGGCAGCAGCGGCACCGACCTTCACAACGGTCGAAGGTGCGCAGGTGATCGATGGCACCGTTACATGGGAAACCAAGACACCGAAGTGGATGTTCCTTGATACGATCGCGGTCGATGCCACGAATTCCAGTATTGTCACCCTGACGGACATGAATAACGATGTCGATGACTTCTTCACATGGGGCGTGATCAAGTTCCTGTCCGGCAAGAATGTCGGATATTCGGTGGAAATTCTGAGTTACAACAACATCACCAAGAAGATCAAGACGGCACTACCGATCCCCTACCAGACGGAAGCAGGCGACATGGTCCAGATTCAGGTCGGCTGTGACAAACGCCGGAAGACCTGCATCATGAAGTTCAACAACATCCTCGAATTCCGGGGACACCCGGACGTTCCGGGACAGGGTCAGTATTTCAAGGTGGCAGGATTGTGATTATTCGTCAGCAGATCGTGGACATCGCAAGAAGCTATGTCGGGGTACCTTTTAAAAGGGGAGGCCGGGATACCGCTGGAATTGATTGCGTTGGTCTCTTGGTCCTTGTAGGACGCGGCATCGGTCTCCATATTGAGGATACGACGGACTATTCCTTCAATCCGGAGGTGAAGAAGTTCGAAGAGTTCGTCTATTCCCAATCCGTCCGCCTGTCCCCCAAGCCAATCCTGATTGGTTCGATCGGCATCTTCCGGCAGACGATCTTCCCCATGCACACAGGAATCATTGCCAAGGATGAGCGCAATGGAGGCCTGACGGTCATCAACGCCAATCTCAAGAGAAAAGCGGTGGTCGAGCAGCCGATGTCCGAATGGCTGACCAACCTCATCCAGCTTCGCGATTTTAAAGGTATCTGACATGCAACTTGCAGTTCTCGGCGGCAGTTCTCTCCTCGGCGGCGGTTTTCTCGGAAAAGCGGCGATGTTCGGCGCGACCGTTGGTATGTCGATGCTTCTC